CCCGCCAGCGCCTGCAGCAGCGTCTTTTCGGCACCGACCGCCTGTGCCGTGATGACGTCGATGCGAGTGATCGGATCGCTGTCCGGCGCGGCCAGCAATAGGTCGTCTCCCTGGCAGAGGACCAGGTACCCGCCGGCGGTCGCCAGCTTGCCGTCGGCGTCGGCATCGCTCACGGCGTTGATGACGACCTTGGCGTACTGGTTGGTGACGGCGGTTGCTCCGGGCAACAGCCGATAGTTCAGCGCTACCCACTTCGCTCCGGAGGGATACGTGAGTTTTTGCCGGGTGGTGGTCAGATCCGCGATCACGCTCGCAGCAAGCGCGCCCGGCCGTTCGCCTGGCGAGGCGACGAAGGCGGCACCATCGAAGCCCCGCAGCGGCCGCCGGCCATAGGTGCGGTCATCCAACATGATCGATTCCATCGAGTCCTCCTTGCCTTCGCTGTCAGCAGCCGCCTCGAGGAGGCGGCTGGAAGCAGCGCCAGGCGATTACTTGATGACCTGGACCACGGACGCCGCGTCGCTGCCGTCCGAGGGGCCGTAGCGATTGACGCCGAGAACGACGCACGCCGCCGGGCCGCCAGTGGCCCCCCCAGTGACCATCGTCCCGCGGCAGTACCGCTTACCCCCCGCGATCAGATCGGTGGACTTGATGGCGATGACGATTTGCTTGTTGTCGTTGGCGCCGGCGCTGGCGGACAGCTGCGTTGCCTGCTTCCCGGTGATGTCGACGGCGTTGGACGTGCCATCGCTGTCGACGGTCTCAACGCCGCAGTCGATGGTTTCCGACGCCATGTCGCCAAACAGGAAGACGAACAGCAGAGAGTCCCACTTGGAGGCGTCGATGGCACCGGTGTGCCGCTGAGTGTTGGCCGTGGTGGCCGGGGCGATCGTCGCGACGACCGCCACGCCTTCGGCAAGAGATAGGTTCGGGAACATGTTGCAATCTCCTATGCGGTCATCCGCCGCGACCCGCAGGCCGCAGCGGAATCTGGGTTAGCGGGACTCGAGGGCGACGAAGTGCGACAGGGTGTTGCTACCGTTCTTGCGCGAGATCGGCGCGGACAGCCAAGGCTGGCCACCGATTCGGAACGACCAGCGGAAGGCCGTGACGCCCTGATCGAACCAGAGGTGCATGGACATGTCGTTGCGCACGCCGCCGGATTCGTAGGGCACGAAGTAGCCAGGCAGGTAAGCCAGGATGATGTCGCCCACCGTGCCGATGGTCTGGCACGCTTCCGTCGCGATGATCGGGCGGCCCATCAGGGTGCCGTTGGTCGGGTCGTAGCGCAGGCCGCCTTCACCGACCAGCCCCGACACACCGGCCGCGATGTTGTTCTGGCCGGTCCGGTCTTTGAACGCCACGTTGATGCTGAGCAGCTGCTCCTCGACGTCCTGGTTGATGAGCCACACCGAGTTGCGACGAACGGCGTCAGGCATGCGGCTGTACATCTTCAGAATGTTCGCGGCCACGATGGTCCCGGAGCCCTGCGAGCTTTCCTTGCTCACCGTGACGAGCGCCGGCGAGGCGAGGATCCCCAGCATCTGTCCTTGCGTTCCGGTGCCGTTGATGATTTCGTCGGTGATCTTGAAGTTGAGCTTTTGGCCCGCCTTGGTGGACAGGAAGCTCGACAGCATCGGCGCGTCGCGCAGCAGGCCGTCAGTGACGGGCACCAACGCGTAGATGTCCTCGATCCGCACGGTAATGTCCTTGAGCGCCAGCTTGCTCTGCGTCATTGCAGCGGCCTCCGCGCGGCGATACACCCGGACGCCGCCGCTGGCTCCCCACACGGTGTCTTCGTCGGTCGGCACGATCACCATGCTGCTGTTGGTCGGCTGCGCATCACAGCGCGACAGCAGGGCGTCCTCACCGGTCACCAGTGACTGCACCGTGCTCTTGAATTCCGGCGGCACGGCGAAGCCGCCATCCGCGCCCACGCCCTCGGAGGAGTAGGTGGACAGGGAGGCGTTCTGCACCAGGCGCGGGTCCTGACGCGTGCCGCGCTGCCAGTCGAACACGGAGCGGGCGAACTCGCCGAGGTTGTTGAAGCCCCAGCGATCGCGCTCCTGCGGGGTGCGAAGGACGGTGTTCTGCAGACCGTCGGACTGGCGCGCACGGCCGCCGTTGTTCTGCGGCTCGATGCCTGCAGGGTCGCTGCGACGACCGGTGCTGGTGCCGGCGCGGTCCTGCATCTTCTGAGCCTTCTCGGCGGCGGCGAGCTGCTCCTCGACGCGGTCGAACTGGTCGGCCAGGTCGGTGATCGTCTTGTGCTCTTCGGCGGTCAGGTCACGGTTCTGGGCCGCGGCGTTCTCGTGCACGGCCTTGGTACGATCGGCCAGGTCGATCAGCTCGTTGCGCAGCGACTCGATCCGCTCGGCAAACACCAGGTTGGCCAGCAGCAGGCCTGCGGCCATGGCCTCGACGGACATGCCGCTGAGGTACATCACAGTCACGGCTACGGCTACCAGTGCAACGGCAGCCACCCCATGCCACGATTTCAGTTTCATGTTGCTCTCCTTGACGAGTGACTAGGTCTGCGGTGCCGCCGACCGGGAAGGACGCGCATACCGCTGCGCACGCGCAGCCATATCCGCGACACGGGAGGCCGAGTGCTGGTCGCGCGCACGGGCGAGCAGCGACTTCGGCGGATGCTTGAATCTCTTGGCCTGCTCTTCGTCGAGGTGCGCCTCAACGGGCGCCCCGGCGATGACGCTGTCGGCCAGCTTGGCGTCGACGGCTTCCTGAGCGCGCAGCCACGTCTCGTTGCGCATGAGCTCGCGCACTTCGGCGACGGACCGGCCGCTGCGACGGGCGTAGATCTCGGCAATGTCGCCGCTGATCGAGTCGAGCAGGTCGGCGGTCTTGCGCATCTCGCCGGCGTTGCCCCAGGCGAAGGTGCTGGCGTCGTGGATCATCATCTGGGTGCCTTCGCCCATGGTGATGGTCTCGCCGGCCATGGCGATGACGCTGGCGATCGAGGCGGCCAGGCCGTCGACGGTGACGTGCACGGTGGCCGGGTGGCGCTTCAGCTGGTTGTAGATCGCCATGCCGTCGAACACGCCACCGCCGGCGGAGTCGATCCGCAGGTGGATGGTCTCGACGTCGCCCAGATCCTTGAGCGCCGCGGCGACCGACTTGCCGTCGATCATTCCCCAGTCGCTCGGGCCGATGTCGGCGTACAGGAGGATCTCGCCCACCTTGGGCGCGGTGGCCTTGGCCTGGAACAGTCGCTTAAGAGCCATGAGAGGTCCTCACGAGGTGCATGTGCCGCCGCGCGTTCTCGAGCTGGTCGGTCGGCTCGGGATCGGGCGTCGGTTCGGGATCGGATTGCGCGAGCGCCGGCTGCGGCTGCGGCTGCGGCGTGGGTTCCTGGAGCTTTTCCAGGGTGGTCATGTTGGCCGGCACCAGGTACACGTCGCCGTCCGTGATCGGGTTGCGCTCCTCGAGCGCGCGGATCTCGTTGGCGTTGAGCGTGCCGATCTCGCGGGCGATGCGGTACGCCTCGTACCGGCTCTTGAGATCGCCCCGCAGCAGCGCGCCGAAGTTGTGCTTCACGGTGAGCCGCGACTGCTGGTTGCGGCCGAAGAGCTTGAGGTTGCACTCGCCCTCGACGCGCGTGGCCCAGGGCTGCAGGCAGTGCGTGACGAACGCCAGCTGCTCCTGCTCGACGTTGGAGTGCGTGGCGCGCTCCAGCTCCATGACCAGGTGCGGCGGCACGCGGAACCAGCGGCAGATCTCCAGGACGCCGAAGCGGCGGCTCTCGACGAACTGGGCATCGGACAGCGCCATCGGCGGCTCGCTCGGCTTGAGGCCGTGCGTGAGGAGCGCCGCGCGGAAGGCCTTCGCGGCGCCGCGGTGCAGCTTCTCCAGCTGCTCGCGCAGGAAGGTGGCGGTCTCTTCCTTGATGGTCTGCTCGGTCGTGTACACGGTGCCAAGCTGCATGTTGTTGCCGAAGAAAGCCGAGGCGAACGTCTCGACGGCCGCGTTCAGGCCCAGCGATTGGGCGGCCATGACGGCGATCGAGTAGCCTTGCAGACCGTCGTAAGACAGACCGGGAATGTGCAGCACATCGCGGCCGGGAATGTCGACGAAGGTGCCGTCGGCCTGGTGGTGCCGGAACACGACGCCGTCACGCGTGCGCTGCGGCACGGTGCGGTCCGGCGTGAGCAGATGCAGGGCGTACGGCCGGCCGACGGTGTCGCGCTCGATCTCGGCGTAGCCATTGCCCCAGATGAGCGCGTGCGCCAGCATCGTCTCGCGCAACCGGAACGCGGGCATCACGCCGTCCGGCGAGGTGTTGAGCAGCCACGCCACCGGATGGTCGCCGAGGGTGTCGCGCCGCTCGCCGCGGCGCTCGATGACATCCATCGGCAGCATGGCCAGCGTCTCGGAGATCACCCGCACGCAGCCCCAGACCGCGGACTGCCACAGCGCGGAGTGCTCGGTGACGACTTGGCCGGACACGTTCGCCTGGCGCAGACGGTCGGAGAAAGCCCGCTCATCGAGGTCCGAGTAGCTGTTGCGCGGCTTGAGGAATCGCGGGATCAGGTCGCCGAGCTTCATCCGATCACCCACACGCCAGGCACGCCTTCGTCTTCCTGAGGCGCAAACGCACGGCCGATGGCCATGATCAGCGCCACGGCGCCGTCGATCTTCTGCTCGGGCCGTTCCTTGCGCGGGTAGATGTTGTCCTTGGCGTCGTAGTGGCAGACGACGTTCGAGACCATCCAGGCCAACACCGGATCGCCCGCGTGCACGAGCTCGCCGCTGGCCACCATGGCGTCCAGGCGCTTCATCGGCTCGGAGAAGTTCTGCACATTTGCGCGCATCTCGACCATGGGCGCGTCCTCGGCCTGCATCTCCCCGGCAAACTGGGACAGCTGCCACGGGTCATACGGCACCTCGCGCACGTCGAAGTGGGCGAGGTCCTCGCGTAGCTCTTCGCGCACGACCTCGATGTCGAGCACGTCGCCGGGCGTAGTCCGGATCCAGCCATCCGACACCCAGGCGCGCAGCTGCTCGAGGCCCTTGCGCTCCAGCAGTCCCTCGGGCACGTAGTACCGACCGAACACCGCGGCGCGATCGCCGCGGCGGCACACCACGATCTTCGCAAACAGGTCCTTGCGGAATGCAGCATCCAGCGCGATGTACGCGGGCTCGCCGGCGTAGGCCGCACGGTTCAGCGTCG